TTAAATACGATCCTTGTAAAAACAACGATCAATGTACCTTATATAGTACCATAATATTTTTCAACTGTCAAGATTCCATAACAAAAAAAGACCCTCCCGAAGGAGAGTCTTTTGTGTAAGAGGATATATATCCTTTCTTCTTACATGAGGTTCTTAACTGCAACACGTCTGTAGTAACGGTTAGCATTAACATTAAGAACGCCAGATCCCTGAGTAAGACCTTCTGCGAATGGGTTAGCAACCAATCCGTAACGAGTCTTAAATCCGATTTTTGGCTGGAAGGTGTTCTCTCCAACTGCACGAACCATCTGTAGTGGAACGTATGGGCAATAGAACAGACCTGCATCATAAGGTGAACCACCTTTGTATCCAACAACATAGTACTGGTTGCTGCCTTGAGCAAGACCACCGTTGTTAGCTGCTAAGTTAGCAGAATATGGGTCAATGTAGACCTTGTACTTACCTTGGATAGTACCAGCAAATGTGTTACCAGTATCATCAACATTAAGGTTAGCATTAAGAGCAGGTGTGTAATCAAGTACACCAGCCATGGTTAATGCAGAAGCAACGTCTGCAGAACACATGATGATGTTACCTTTTCCGCGACGTGTTCTCTGTGCGATTCTATTAGCATCTCTTTCTATCTGGAACAGAAGTCCTTTGAACTTCTCAACTGACCATCTACCATTGGAGTCAACGTCTAAGTCGAAGATACCAGCAGTTGCTGTGTTGTTCTGAGAACCAGGTCTTGCAACCTTGTATACAGTACGAACAACTTCTCTGTTGATCTCAGCAAGAACCTCTGTTGAGAGGATGTTTGCTAGTTCTGACTCAGCGTCTAAACCGTGAACGGCTTTGAGGTCTTGAGCGAGCTCTAGTGAGTACTCAGCTTTGAGGGCTCTGGACTTAGCAGTCACAGTAACTTTCTCAATACTGAAGTTCATCTCAGCGAATGCATTTGTTGATGCATCACCTAAAGCTTCAGACTCGGCAGTAGTCATACCTGTTGAGGTATTGTAAGTACCACTGTCGTTAAGTAATCCTGGGTTAGATCCAGACTGTGCTGTTCTACCTAGATCACTTGCTGCGTTCTCTGCTGAGAACTCTGAATCTGCTTCATTGTAGAATGCTTCAGTTCCAGCAGTACGGTTTGTACCGTAGCGTGAACGCATTGCGAAGATAAGTCCAGTAGGACCACTCATTGGCTGAACACCTGCTAGGTCATATGCGACCAAGTTAGGCATTGAACGTCTAATCAATGAGATTAGAACTGGGTCGAAACCTGCAGTTGGACCAGCAGCGGCTGCAGTGCCACTAAATCCTGGATTAGCACCAGAATTAGTCCAGTTTGTAGGTTGCTCAGTAAGCATTGAGGTACCACCTTCAAATGCTTGCTGCTCTTTTAAAAATTTTTCTTGGTTCTCTAGCAGGACTGCGGTTACGCTTCTACGATGAGAATCCTTAATAGGATCAATACCATCGTAATCTAGAAGTGGTGCCCACTTTTCCTGCAACTGTTCTGAATGGAACATTTGCTTGTTAAAATAAAGGGTTATGTTTGATTAATAATATTAAATTCAATTATTTTGCTAAACCACGGAGAGTGTTTAGATATCCAGCCATTGAGTTTGAAATGTCTGCAGGTGCAGCATTATCTACTCCTTCTGATAGGTTCTCGGACTTAGCCCTTGGTGACTTTCCATTTGAAGGGAAATATGACTCCTTCAAAGTCTCCAACTTCTCACGATATTCTGATTCACTTTCAAACTCTACACTTTCGGAAAGTGAGGCGAGCTTCTCCTTCTGAGTGTCAGCAAGACCCTCGGAAACTGTATCGAAGATTCCATCAGCAGTAGACTCAGCAAGTCTCTTGGTTAGGGAAACATTCTTCTCAATTTGCTCATTGAGTTTGGACTCCATATCATCTAGTTTTTCTACCATACTCTCAAGTACATCATATTTTTCTTCAGGGATTGATACATAATGTTCTTCAAAAAGACCTTTTAGACCAGTCATAAAGGACTCAGTGAGTTCTTCTTTAAGACCAGATTCTACTGCAAGTTGATTCTCAGCGAACCACTCGTCAGCAACATACTCAAGGTAAGAATCAACACGCTCATTAAGAGCACCTTTGATTTCTTCGACTTCTTCAAGGAGTTTCTTTTCGTAATCGGCTTCAAGAACTTCCTGAATCTGTGATACTTTACCGTTAATCGCAGCTTCTAGGATGGTTTTTGCCTTTTCCTTGAAATCTTCAGATAGTTCTTCACCTTCTACAAGAGCTTGAACATCTTCTTCGATGTCAATTTCTGTAAACTCAGGTGCTTCAGCAACTACTTCTTCCTCAGTTGTTTCTTCTTCTGAAACCACTTCGTCGGTAGTAATTTCTTCTTCTGAAACAACTTCCTCAGTTGCTTCTACTTCTTCTGGCACTTTAACAGGAGTGGCACTAGTTCCTGCTGCTTCTGCAGGTGCTGCATTTTTATTAACTACATCTCTAACTTGCTTTAAAGTTCCACCAGCTTCTTTTAGCTTAGCAGAATCATTAGTTGGACTGTAGTTATCAGGAGTAGGTCCACCCAAATCTTCTACTTGTGCCTGATTACCAGGTGTAGATACATTAGAAGCATTGCTTCCTGCTTTGGGTAGGGTTTGGGCAGGTGCTGCGTTAGCGTTAACGGCAGTTTTAGAGACCTGTGTGCCTACTTCCATTTCCTGTAAATTTGTGCCACTAGACATTTGAAGTTTCTCCGATTTACTATCTTAAAAGTTAAAATCTATATTTATTTATAAAGTTTTTGTTTACAATGAGTTAATAAACTCATTAAACAAGTTTAATTTATTCTCTTCAAGAGCTCTTTGTGATACAAGTGTATCAACTCTACTCTTGATCTCCTCTGCTTTTTTCTCACGAAGGATAGTACCTTCCCATACCCATTCTTTACCTTCCATGATACCTTCAACGAAAGCATCAGGTGCAGATGGATCTGCAACAATGTCAGCAGCAGTTGCTAACATGAAGTCATCACTAACAACATTGAATCCTTCTTTGGTTGGTTTCAATGAACCAATACCACGAGAGGACACGCCAAGTTTTACACCTTCACTTAAAAGTGATGATGCAATCTTACCCATTGGTGTAGACTCAAGAATTTTTGCCTTACCAATAAAGTTAGAACCAGATTCCTTTAAAGACATAATCTTATGGGAAACTCTATCGAGATTCACCGTTGGACTATCAGGATGACCCAATTCTCCAACTGCTCTTCCCTGAGAAACTTGTTCTTTAATGTATCTGCCCACTTCTTTTTGAAGTGTTTCCATTGGATACATACGACCATTACGGTTCTTTATGTTTCCTTGAAGGAAAACTCCCTCAATATACAAAGACTTCTTACCGTTTCTTGATTCAGTAAGAATTTTAATGTCTTCGATTTCTTCTCTAATGAGTTTCATCGGGAATCAACCTCCAGTAATTTGAACTTGTTGAGCATAAACCTGACCTTCAACACCACCAGTATATGCACTCATCTTAAATGCACTTCTTGCTATCAAGGTATTGCCTGTTGCCAATGCTGTTTTTATTCCAGCAGTTTGACCATTTTGAGTAACAAGATCACCAGTAACAGTTATCTTATCATTAAATCCATTTCCAGAAACACCAGTATTAACTCGATGAACCTGAACACTTGATACATAAAGATTGGTCAAGTTCCAATAAGTTTGATCATCAGTTGAATTTGGTCCTGTATTAACAGATAATCCTATTAAACTACCTGCCTTTAACTGGTTACCATAACCCTCTGGAACAGTAAGAGTTGTTATTCCAGTAACACCGTCACCTGCTGATGGAATAGTAGCTGCACTGATAGTTTGAGAAATAGGTTGACCTATTGTTATTATTTCTGGTTGCTGATTAGTAATAACAGTATCAGTGACAACAGCCGTTGGTAATGTACCAATAGCGACATGTGCTGTTCCTACTCCAGTATTAACTCTAAGATATGGTGTCTTTTGAGCAATACATGGTGAAAGAGTAGCAGTGGATGCTGCGTTTATATTAAAACCAGTTCCTACTCCGATAAATGCCATTATAGATAAAAGTTCATTGTCTTATTTATTTATAATTACTCTTCGGCGGGTGATTCTGCATCCATTTCAGCAGCAACTTCACCACTAATATGTGCAGCAGCATCTTCTACCGCAGCAGCAGCAGCTTCATCATCTCCGAAAGTATTGGATGCTACATCAGGACGAAAGTTATCTACTCTATCTGCTGATTTAGCAAAAAGCATATCTTTAATCTTATCACTAATAGTCGCAGGGGACTCATCAGCAATAATCATATCCATTAATTCTGACTGCACATCTTGTGCAATTTCAGATGAATTCAATTCAGTTTCAGTATCAGGCATTGTAATTTGTGAGTAATTGTTAATATTTATGTATTAGTCAGAGTTGAGTCTAAAATAATTAAACTCTAAGATCATAGAGTATAATGTTCTTTTCATTCCTTCTACATGTTCTTTTTCGTAAGCAGTTTTTCCATAATCGATTTCTGTAGACATATAACATTCCATAGCATCATGAAGTATACGAATATCGTTAATACCCCAGTCTACTTTAATTTGTGGATTCTTATCCTCTTCGGCATGTTCGATTAGATTTCTCCGCCTTTCGGTCTAACAATGTTAGCATCTTGAGTTGCTACTTGAGAATCTACATCCATAGATCGAAGTGCAGCATCTGGTTCACCACCAGCACCATTAGCACCAAGCATTGCTGGATCTACTGGTCTCATTCCACCACTACCTTCTGGATCTAACATCATTTCTTGGTCAATTGCCATTGGATCGGCAATAGTACCATCCTTAATTTCCTTCTTAATTAACTTATCTTGTTCTATAATTTCCTCATCACTCTGACGTAATACTCTACGACGAATCCAATCTTGGGAATAATATTTACCAACATATGGTTCCACAGTGGCAAGTAATGCCATTCTTTCATTCTGCAATTCTGCTTCTTTTAATTCAGTAAAGTGATTATCATATAAGAAGTCAAATTGTATATGCTCACTCATTATTTCCCAATCTTCGGGAGTAACGATATTCTTAAGCAACAACTGGGTTTTCAGCATATCGATGAACAATCTTGAGAATCTCTTTCTCAAACGTCCAACAAACTTACTAAATTTAACCTCATCTCTTAAGATTTCAGAAGATCTACCAAGGTTAAATCCACCATCTCCTTCTATTCTGGAGACAGGAACATTTAATGATTTGTATAATTTCTTTTTGAAATACTCGATGTCCGTGATCTCACCGAGGTTTTGACCTCCAGGAAGAGTAGAAATTTCAGTACCACGTCCTCCTTCTCTCCGAGGGAGCCAGAAATCTTCCAGCATCGCCATGTACTTTTTGTCATCACGTACCTCTCCAGTGTTAGCGTCGTATACAAGTTTGTTACGATATCTCATCATCACGTCACGGAGATATTGCTCTGCCTTTACTTTCGGTAGATTTCCAACATCAATATAGAAAATTCTTCGTTCTGGAGCCCTAGATAATCTGTAGATAACCAGACTATCCTCAATCATTCTAAGTTGATTGAGTGACTTAATTGCTTTGTGTAGATATGATAGTGTTGTTCCGTTGTTTCTGTTTACTAATCCACTAGTTGCATAAGCAATGGAATCCTTTGTCATTTTAATTCCAGCAGTTGCGGAATTACCACCTGTCATGCTACCTGTTGGGTAACTAATTTTAGGATTGTAGATAAAGAATTCTTCTGTTTTTGGAAACTCATAATCCATTGGATTATCAGTATCTACTCTAGCAGGATTCTTATATCTATCTTTATTGCTTTGCTTTTGCTTCTTTACATAACGCATTTTCATTGCGTCGATATAACGAATTTCTTGAAGACCTTCATGAGGTTTCTTCAAGTCAATCACTTTATGATAATAAATTCTTCCATCAACATACCAGTTTCTATAAATTTCATGGGCTTTTTTATCAAAGTCCATTAAATCTAGAATATACTTAAACTCATCTCTAATTTTTTTCTTAATACCATCACTAGCATTTAAATGATCTAAATCAAGTTGAACTGGTTGATCATTACTATCAGAGACTAATGCCTCATTTACAATATCTTCAATAGCACTATCCGCTTCAGGATGAAGTGCCATCTCACGATATCTTTTAATCAAATCAAATTCAGTTCTATATACCCCATCCAGATCTATAGACTGACCAAAAAAACCACTACTCATATAGTAGTCATTCCCGTCCTCTTGATTAGGAGGAACGGGAGAGACTGCCGATGGAGATAGTGGTTCTGCGTCCTCTATCGAGAACCCAAATAACTTAGCCATAATTTATGATGTTTTCTTACTTCTATTTATCAGCCGTTAGGAGATCCAGTTCCAGTAAGATTTAGAGACTGTACTTGGAATTCTACATCAAACTCCTCAATTGTGTCACCTGTGTCGTAACTTAATGCAATCTCTGATACTGTTGTTGGGAAAATATCAACAAATTCATACTCTTTAAGAACAGCATTAGAAGTTCCAGCTGAATCTTTACTTGACTTAACAGATCCTCTACCTAATTGGAATACCTTAGCATTTGTCATATATGAAGATGGATCAGTAGCACCTAAGTTATTATCTAACTTGGCAATTACTTCTGTCCACTGTTCAAATGCATTTCTTAACTCAAAACTCTCATCGTTGATGATTGTAACAGTCCATGTATCAATGGTTCTGTCTCCAGCAACTTTAAAAATACGACCTCTGAATGGAACATCGATTTGAGCAATGTTTTGAGCAGGTAATGCTGCTGCCTTTGCCATAAATCTAAAGTTCTCTGCATTCCAAGAAATACCAGCAGGTAGAGTGGTTAACTCTACCTCAAACAGATTGGGTCTTGCACCGCCACCTATAAGTGACGATTTAAATTGAGAGATTGATTTGTTTTCTCTACTTGTGGCCATGATTGGTTATCCTCCTGTTGTATTTAGATTATAAGAATTAAACTCTACCCACTACTTCCTCGAAGCTAACACCAGTTCTGGTGGCAACGAAAGTAAGTGTGACGTAGTTGATAGACTTCGCAGGCTTCAGGAAGATGTCTGCTCGGAATTCATTATTATCAATAACATCAGGTGTGTTATTTGTGGTGTCACAAACAACGAGGAATCCATAAAGTCCTCTCTTTGCCTCAATGTCACGTAGATATGGTTCCACAATATTGCGGAAGTTTGCTCTTGTTAACTCATCGTTGAGTTCAAAGAGTTGAGCCTCTGCTGCTTTTTCAAGTGCTTGCTCAATTGTAAGGAACAAACGACGAACGTTAATTCTATCGAATGCAGATGCATAACCAAGTCCTGTCTTGTCGCCAAACAAGAGAGTTCCTATTCCTGGTTGTGTAATAACTGAATTAATTCTTGCAGGATAAAGCTTGTCTCTTTGTGCCTTATCAGGGTTATATGCAAGTTTAATTGCGTTATTAATAATACCACGCTGCTGACCTGCAGGTGAGAACCAAGGATATGCAACAATATTTGTGCGGGTCATTAGACCAGCAATGTCTCCGTTACATGGAACATAACGGAACTTATTGTTGAACCTATCATACATGTACTTATAACCACTATCAAATACTGCATAAGATGAGGATGATAGTGTGCTAAAGAAATCAATTACATTTGTTGTCTGTGTATCATCATTTGTTACACCAACAACATCTGCCCTATGTGGACTAACTGTTGCAACACAGTCTTTTCTTTCATTTGCTAATGAAATTACATAATTTGCCTTTGCTTGTGACTCTGATTTAGTTGAACAACCAGGACCAGTGATAAGGTAATCTACTTCTACTTCGTCTTTATTAGAGAACTTACCGTATGAAGTAATCAAATCTGCTAATGCAGCACCCATTCCACCTCCAGCAGCATAGTCAACACCACCAGATAAAGTATAAGTCTTCTTACCGATTGCACCAAAGGTTATTCCTTGTGCATTTTGTCCCCATAGACCTTGTGCAGTTGTATTCTTCGTAAATCCTGAAGAGAATCCAGTTGCTAATGGAACAGTATTCCAATAAGTATCATTTGCAGCAGATGGATTACCTCCTGCATATATGTTGTCAGAATAATCTGCTAGGAATTGCTCATACCAGATCTTCTGCGGTGAATTAACATCAGAAACTGCATCTAATGCTTTAGAAAGATTTGTATGCTTCTCAAGGATTTGTCCTTGAATGCCTGTTACGTCTCCTAAATCATCAACAACTACAACGTGAATTCCGTCGTTCTTACCGTTTCTATCTAATGAATATTTGTTTGTCTTTGGCTTACCTGCGATTGACTTCCAATAAACTGTTGAGTTAGTTAATCCAAGAGTCTGTGAATCATACCAGTCAGCAATACTACTTGTAGCCCAAGTTGTATTTGCAGCAGGACCAGTGTTGATACCTGAATTATTAACAAAATAAACAGTATCTGCTGATTCAAATGATCTAGCAGGATCACTTTCAGCATAGTCTATAGCAGTTTCTGTACCAGCATAAGATACTCTAGATGTAATCTTAACATCTATGGTACTTGCTTTAGTAACAGCATCAGTAGAAACACCTGTAATAATTCCTTTCAGGTATCCTTTAAATTCTGATGTTGAACCTGCTCCAGGTAGAACTACACCATCTATTGATGTGGTAATTCCATATCCAATAATAGCACCAGCAGTTGTAAGACTCTCAGTAGTAATACCAATTGTCTGGTCAGCAAGGTTGTCAATATAACAAACCTTCATTGTGTTTGACCAAGAACCTGGGTTCTTTGCTGCGTAAGTGAAATTTGTAGCAGTTTTCCAATTACCTTCGTAATTGTCTTTGTTCTCAATAGCCAATACAGTTGTAGATGCTATACCTACACCAGCATTACCATTGTTTAATCCTGTCCCACTAGTTCTTACAACCTTAATAACTCCCCCATATGATAGGAAAGAAGAAGCAGTCATCCAATATTCAAATTGGTTGTCATTGGATTGAGGCTTACCAAAGGTATCGATTAATTGCTGTGAAGTATTGATTTGTGTAACTTCATTAACAGGACCGATTGGAAATGGACCTGCAATAGCACCAATGTTATCTAATACGTTTTCAGCTCTTCCTACTGTAAGATCAACTTCCCTGATTAGTACACCAGGAGATAATTGAGGAGTCGCCATGTTTTTTTCCCCTAAAATTCTCAGTTTATCTGGAAATATTTATTGTTTTCAATGTTTTCAGAGGGGAAACTTCGCACGAACACTTTACCAGTCTGGATATAACCAATCAGAGAAATTTCTATGCCTTTTTCTATTTCTTACTACTCTTCTTGCCGTACATATCTTACACTCATAAGAATAAGCAGATGGTAGAGTTCCTCTATCCTTTCTAGTTAAATAAAATCCATCTATTAGATTCTTTGTTTCTCCACAAACTCTACATTCCCTATCTGATAGGAATAGATGGTTATAAGTTATCTGTTCATCTATATCCACTTATTAAGGTTTTCCTGTTTTTATTTGATTTTGATACT